ATAACGACCTGTGGTATACTTTGTGGCTTTATGACATCATATAATGAATCATAAAGTTTGCGGAAGAATGTCGTGTTATCAATTTCAGTTGTCGCTGCCCATTTGCGGACGGATGTAAAGTCTTTTTCTTTCAGATGTTTGACAATCTGTGTGATAGAGATGTCACCAATCTGAGAGAGGATGCCTACATCAATCTTGCCGAGTTGAGAGTAGCGTTGTAGTTCATTAATAACACGACGAAAATCTGGAAAATGTTTCTTGATAAGTTCAGCAATTACTTTCTTATCATATTCAACTTTTTCCGAATCAAGCACGTAATCAATACGCTTGAGAAACGCAGTTGCCATTTGCGCTTTCTCACCGTTCTTCAAACCAAAATCAACTACAGCACAACGACTGTGCAACGGATCAATGATTTTGGTTTTGTAATTACAAGTGAAGATGAATGAACAGTTTGATGCAAACTCTTCAATTGCATTACGAAGTGCTGGCTGTGTTGAGTTTGGATTTAGATAGTCTGCTTCATCAATGATAATGACTTTACGACCACCAGACAATGACATTGATGATGCATAGTTCTTGATTTTGTTTCTGAATGTATCAATGCCAGATTCATCAGAACCATTGATTACCATGTAGTCGCAACCGATTTCGTTGCACATGGCTTTGGCGATTGTTGTCTTGCCCACGCCCGCCCCACCAGACAGTAGCAGATTTGGAATCTGTTTCTGATTCACATATTCTTGAAAGACTGTTTTCAATCTTTCCGGTAGAATACAATCTGATACCGTTTGAGGGCGATACTTTTCTGTCCATAGAAGATGATCCATGGTTACCTTTCACAAAAATCATAATGTAATATATTATATCAGTCAGCGTTCAATCGTGCAACAACTTCTAAGTAATTTTCTTTTACTTGCCAACTAACTCCATCAACACCCTGTAGAATTGTCCTAGGAGCAATTTCTTTATTGGGGCTATTTAATTCAAACACGGAAACAACCGCATCTCTATTGATGGCTACAGATTGACCATCAAACGTTGGTTCTGCATTTGTGAAGTAGATAAACTTATTCATGATCAAGCCTTTTCAAACTTTGAACCAGTTTCAGTTGCAATCCAGTATTGCAAATTGACTGCCTTGTTTTTGAAATTGGAAATACCTTTTGATGAAATCTTTACATCATAAGAACCAGAAATCATTTTGATGTTTTCAATTTTGAAAATCATTTTGTATTTGTCGCCGTTGCCCTGACCAATTTCAAGTGCGTCTGTGTGTGCTGCGTCATTTGACATATCAAGTGCAATAGCAAAAATCTTTTGACCATCAGATTCAATTGCAACATGGCTGGAAGAAAGAACGCTGGTTGCTTTCATAATCCAGTCAAAGTCTTCTTGCTTCAGTTCAAAACTAACTTCAGGATCAGGCATCGTGATTGGCTTATCTGGCGCAGCAACAATCATGTTGGATGCACAGAAACGATATTTGATTTTGCTACGACCCTGTAGACCAGAGATAAGAACATTGCTGTTATCAAACTCAATCACAGGATCATCTTTGTGAAGAGTCAACACAGAAAGAAAGTTGTTAAGATCATATACACCAAACTCTGTTGGAATTTCTTCCGAGATTGATGCTTCAGCCATGACATTCTTTTGTGCAGAAACGGTACGAAGTGTCTTACCTTTCTTGAAAAGAATACCTTGATTGATTGTTGCAAAGTTTTTAAGGATGTTAAGTGTATCACCAGAGAGTTTCATAATTTATTTCCTTGTCATATCATGATTATGTAAGGCCATTATAGCATAGTGAACAACTTTCATCAAGTCATCACGATTATAGCCGTTCTTTTTGCCGTAACGCTGTGCATACTTCATAATGTTTCCAATACAGAATCCTTCACCGTGCCCACTGTCCATGATGAATTCTGATGCTTGAAATTTGTTTTGAGAGTAGTGTTGACCGTATGTCTTATCAACGTATTCTTTCAACTCTTTAAGAATACGGTCTTCACTGTACTTGTAATTAATCACAACTTACCAGTATACTGTGCAACAGCAGGCATATTACCAGTAAATGCGTATGTGCCGATGTGCTGAGTCTTCATCCATGGGCAAAGCCAAACATCACCACCAATTTTACGCCACATCTGACAGAACATATAATCTTCTGAAAGATAACGGTCAGAACCACCACCTGTATAACTATCAACGGTGTCAATCACTGTATCAAAGTATGCATGAATGTATCGTGAACCATCAAAGTGTGCTTGACCAACATGATCTGGTTTGTAACGAATTTGTGGAAACGCCTCAGCCATTTTATCAAACACATGGCGTTTAATCATCATATGCCCTGTGCCGATTTCCATTACTTGTAGTGGCTCTGATACTTGAAATTGTTGTGTGCCTTTTACCACATTGAACACATATTCACCAACAAGATTTTCAAGTTCGCGTGGATTCAAATCTGGATGACGGCGGGCTGTGTCAGCAATGTTATTCCAGTTGATTGATTTTTTAGGATAAGGACCGCCAATTACATCCTTATCAAGTGCCATCAATGCAACGATATCATTCGGATCAAAATGAATATCCGAATCAAGAAACATTAAGTGTGTATAGTCTGTGCGTAGAAATTCATCTACAAGATAATTTCTTGCTCTTGTGATGAGAGATTCGTTGAAGAGAAATGAGAACTTGACTTCAATACCATATTTGATCATCACAGTTTGTAGATCAAGGCATGATTTCATGTAGAGTCCGTGATTCATACCACCATACATTGGTGTAGCCACGAACAATTTATTTTTTCTTAGTTCTTCAAGATTGACTTGTATCTGCATAATTTATCCATGAAAAAAGAGTGAGAACATATAATATATATACGCTCTCACTCAATCGTTTTAGCCTTTATTAGGCAAATGCTTGACCACCAAGAACAGCATGTGCCATTGCAATCATTTCTCTTGTTGGTTTACCAAGACGGTAGTAAGTGATTGTCTTACCGTTGTCAAGAGTTTTCTTATTGGTATAAATGCAGTGACCTTCTGAACGAAGTTCTTCAATGCGGGCACCGACATTGGTAATACCAAAACGGGAACGAATTTGTGCGGCAGTAAGCGTGTTATAACCAGAATCTTTGGAAAGATAGTTTAGAATTTTCTGTTTAGCAGACATTCAATTTACTCCATAAAAAATAGTCGCACGAAAAATGGATTTGTAGAGGCGACCTTTCTCTACATGCTTAACATTATATAAAAAAAAGAGGGAGTGTGTCAACACTCCCTCAGGCAAAGATGTAAAATTAAGCAAATGTTGCCGCTTGATCCGACCAACGATTACCTTTTTTGTTGTTATACTCAGCGCAAACAAGTTGACCGTTTTCAATGGTAGTTTCACCACCTAGATCGTGTGGTAGAATGTGATCGGCTTGCCACTTTTTGTGATTGTTAATCTCATGTTCTGGAATTTCTTTACCAGTTTTAGGGCAAACACCATCTTGTTTTGACCATAATTCATACTTCTGTGCTGGTGTATAAAAACGTTCTTCATCACGTGCAGCCACAAGTTTGCCAAGGCAATCAACTTTATTGAACTCACGCAACAAAGTATCTTTACGTGCAGTCAATTCTGGTGCAGACATGGTAGAATTACAAGAACTGTAAGTACGTGATTCACCACCCGAAGTTGTCATGATTGGTTTGTCATTCGCAACCAAACGATTCTCTGTAGCCATAAACCACTTGAAAAAACCATCTTCATTCAAAATTTTCATGTTGCTATCTTGAATATGTGTAGTCAACATATAAAGATTGAATAGCGTTGATGAATTTTTAAAACCATCATCAGCATATTTTTTCACAAGGCGCAGAACTTCTTTGATGCGTTTTTCTGCACGATTTGTACCACGTGAAACTGCTGAATCATCTTCATAGGCTTTTTTCTTTTCACCTAATTGAATTGATTTTTGAGTGCCAAATGTTGAATAAACTGCCATTGAAACAATGAAGTCATCAACAGAACGACGAACAAGTTGTTTGTCCGTTGGAAAAACTTTCTTCAGAACTGGATGATGTTCAGCAACACGATCACGAACCCAACCAGAAAACGGAACCAGAATAGCGTTTAGTTTTTCTTGAGAGTTGAGAGATACTCCATCATTGATATTCAAAAACAATTGTGTCATATCATAACGTGTGGCATTCGTATATGCAACATAAGCCACTTGTACATATTCATCAACATACTTGCGGAAAATTTTCTTGAATGTATTGTAATTGTCACAAGTTTTGTCAACGTGTACGGTTGTACCATTAGGCAATGTATAATCTCCATGTGCAATGGAAACTTTACCTTCTAAGAATTCATTGATAGTAATTGTACGGTTATTGCCGTCAATTGAAATCCACTCATACCCCTGATCTTGCCAATGTTTAAAATATTTCCAGTCATCTGAACCTTCAATGACATTTTCAAGACACTTTTCAACATTACATAGAACAATTTTTGATGGCGCCATGCCGGTAACAAGTGATGTTACGAATGCAGTTTTTACATCATCAGGCCATCGTGCAGAGGATTGGAAAGAAAGGTCAAGACCTGTTTTTTTACGCAAATCTAAAAGTTGCGGATCAACAAGTTTGAAGGATGCATTGTAGCAATGCAGTGTATTGAACTTCATGTTTTCTCCTAGTTTATTTTCTGACCATTAGTCAGAGTTCAAAAAAAGTATCACTTACTTAAACGTTGTTTGTTCAGTGATACAAATATAATCCTAACGGAGAACTAAGTCTCCGTCAAGAATTAAAACGGAATTTCTTCGGTATTTTTAGCAGGTTCAGCAGTGGTTTCTTCTACAACCGCATTAACATCAATACCAGCATCAATTTTGGTATACAGATCAAAGAAGGTTGCCTTAGTATCAGCATCAAAACGATTCAAGCAATAATCAATCGCCTTTTTCTTATCACCGTAGATACCGAAAGTTTTGACAATGTGTACTAAACGGCGGGTAGAGATAACTTCATCACAACCACCATCAGCAAAGGTACTACGAATTACATTTGCCCACGACACTAGATTTTTGGCAAATGTTTCATCAGCACGACCGACAAAATCAAGTTCTTTGTTGATGATTTTCTCTTCAACTTTGATAGGTGGCCATTCTTGCTCCATTGTATTAGGAAAACGTTCAAGAAACGCCTCATTCAACACATTGGTAAACATATAACGACCATCTTCAGAGCCTTTACCTTTTGTATTCGCAGTAGCAAACACGGTAAAACCAGGTGCAGGTGAAACCAGTTCGTTCTTTTTCTTTAGCAAGAATGGTTTACCCTCAAGTACCCGCTGTAAGCACGACAAATTTTGTGCGCCGTAATCAATCTCATCAATACAGAGTACAGCACCCTGGCGGGCTGCAACGGTAACAGGACCATCACGCCATTCCATCTGACCGTTGATTAGAACATAGTTACCAAGCAAGTCACCTTCATCAGTATCAGGTGTCATTGATACGCAAACGAATTTACGTTTTGCTTTGGCGCAAGCCTGTTCAATGCTCATGGTCTTACCGTTACCAGATTGACCAGTAATGAACACAGGGAAGAATTGATTTGATTTAACAATTGACAATACATCTTCAAAGTTGCCAAAAGGAACATAGTTGCTATATTGAGAAGGAATTAAATTCTCAATTTCAAGGTCTGTTGTCACATTTGCAATGCGATTACCTTGCACTGGTTCGGGCTTACTCATAGGTATAACCTGTGCCACCATACTGATAGCAGGAGCAGCACCAGAGGCGCCAGGAACACGATACACACCACGTTTGACCTTATTAGACTCATCATTGGTGAACCAGTAGGGAATCGCAAGACCAGCATTAGAAGCAATATCTTTCACTTCTGACAATGTTACTTCAGATTTACCAGTTGCAATAATAGCATCAAGAAACGCTTGGCGTTTGTCAGCACGACTTGTCATAATATAAATTCTCCATCACATTAGGAACTACCATTATAAAGAGATACCGCCACTTTGTCAAGCAGCGGTATGTTATCAAACTGCTATCATACCGATGAACCGTGAAACCAGAACCCGATTGACTTGACGATTCTTGGTAAACTTAGAAAACGCCTTAGTCAAAGTGGCTG